CCTCGATGGAGATCTGGATTTCAACCCAGAGTTTTCTCTCGAGGCAGACTTAGATGCGCTTCTCGCTTTCACAAAGGGCGATCCCTATCCTTGGATTGCCTATATCCTTGGCCTTAAGGATGAACTTCGTCGTGCCCAAAAAGTCGACAAGCCACGGTTGATTGCGTACTCTTCAGTACTGATCACCCTGGCTGCTCGGATGCAGTTCGGATCTTTCACAATGTCCGATATGTTCCGGAATGGTTTCGCCTCGTTTGTTGGCATTAATGTCGACAGCGCAGACTGGGACCAGCTCTGGACGCGACTTTTGTCGCACCTCCGAGATCTGTTTATTGACGGAGACTTTTCTTTCTTCGACTCTATTATTAACTCGCAAGTTACTGAGGCTTTCAAACTCGTAACAGACGCCTATTATGGAGACGTTGGAAACAAAGCTCTTCGCCATTTCCTTATTGACAACTGCATGCTCGCACATCTCATCGTTGGCTCTTCTGTCATCGACAAGACTGTGGGCGGCACCACTGGCAATCCACTTACCGTACACCTGAACAACTTTACGAACGAATTCACTCAGCGGTGTGCTTTTCGCGCTTTGGCTCTACGCCATTCGCCTGAGCACTCCGCTCCGGATATGTTCGACCTTCTTACGGCGTTGTGTGTCTATGGTGACGACTTTGTTCTAGCTTTGGCTCGAGAAGCCGCGTCGTGGTTGACCTTCCAGTCACTACGCGATGTTCTCAAGGAACGAGGAATAACCATGACTGACCCCAGCAAGTCTTTGGTGGAGGTCGCTCCGCACAAGAGCATCCACGAGGTGCAATACCTCTCCCGCTCTGTGCGAGTTGATCCTTCAAAATCGCTTGCTGGTGTCCAGTATTTGGCCCACAACAATAAGGAAGATTTTCGCTCCCTTGCTTGGAGATCTGACAAACTTCACGACGAGTTCGCATGTGCTGCGAACGCCACTGGAATTCTCTACCGTTCCGTTGGTCGTGGAAAGGAAGAATGGACGAAAGTTTATGTAGACCTCGTGAATGCTCTGGCCTCTCAAGGCTATTCACCACGACTTCCTGGTTGGATTGAAGTTACCCGCAACTTCGTCCAACGTACGTACAATTACTCTGACTATCTCGCTCAGGAGACAGTCTACGAAATGTACAATAAATTTTCTACTATTCCCCTATCCCACGTCGAACTTCACTTGGATGCTATCCCCTCACTGGAAACTCCAAGATGGGGCTCATCACCCCGTCAGTCCTTTGAAGTGAATATGGAAGCAGTTGCTCATGAGGCACCTATCCCTCCCTCTACTGCGGAAGCA